TCCGATAGCGCGGAGAATGTGAGCATTTGTAATTTTCCAGACCCGTTTCCAGACTCGTTTGCCAAAACGAAACTTTATCTATAGAATACGCTTTCCTGATCGCGATGATCGATGTGCGGAGAAGTGGCCGAGTGGCTGAAGGCACACCCCTGCTAAGGGTGCAGACTGGCAAAAACCGGTCTCGAGGGTTCGAATCCCTCCTTCTCCGCCATTTTCTTTTCTGAGACAATCCAAGACAATCTGAGACACGGCGAGACATTCGCCTTCAAAGCCCCGCCGTTATTGGCTTTCAGGGCTTTAAAATTTCCGCTCTGTAATTTCCGATTGAGACATGACGAGACACGAAAAGACATCATCCTAACTTCGTGTGGTGGACATATTGGTGGACAAAATTAATATGGCGGAGGATAATTCTATGTATGGCGGACTGATGGTGGACGCCAAAAAAGCGGAGGAATTATCCTATGCAAGTTACAGCCAAAAATTTATTCAAGCTCCCGGACGGAAGACATCCCGTTGCACCGAATTTAATTCTTGTCGTCCGGGGTTCTTCTCGATCGTTCGTATTCAGATACACCTTGGCCGGGAAACGCCGGGAAAAAAGTTTGGGCTCGGCCAACAAGATCACAGTCAGCCAGGCGAAAGAATTGGTCGAGAAGTTCAGAGTCGGCCTGGCTGACGGTGCCGCACCCATAACGCCGAAGGAGTCTTTGGATAAGGAAATAAAAGGCGAGCTCACTTTTGAGGACTATGCCTTAGAGACCATCAAGAAGATCGCTTCTGTGAGAATGTGGCGAAACGCAAAGCATAAGGAGCAGTGGTTCACTACTGTTCGCGCCTATGCCTTTCCGGTCCTGGGCAAAAAGAAGTTATCTGAAATTAAGAAGGCCGACATTCTGGCGGTGCTTGAGCCGTTGTGGTCGACCAAAACGGAGACGGCCTCCAGAGTCCGCGGTCGTTTGGAAAACATATTTTCTTACGCTGTAGCGGATGGCCTCATGGACTTTAATCCCGCTCTCTGGAGAGGCAACCTTGACAGAGACCTGCCGCCCGCTTCTAAGGTTCAGCCGGTCAAGCACCAAGAAGCTATGCCGCTGGAAGAGTTGCAGGAAAAGATTGGCTGTCTTTATCCGGCAAATACGAGAACGAAACAGGCGATCCTCTTCACGATACTGACAGCCAGCCGAGTGGGCGAATCCGTCCCGGCGCGCTGGGAAGAGATCGATTGGGAAAATCGTATCTGGTCCGTACCTCCGGAAAGACGAAAAGACCAAAAGCCATACCCGCACCGTGTCCCCTTAAGTGACCAGGCGATTGAGCTTTTGAAGTCTATCGAGAAAAAGAGTGAATATATTTTCGGTGTCTCTGAGAAAAGCCTCGGGGGTCGCTACAGCCTGACGCCCCTGCTCAAGAAAATGACCGGAACGACTGCCACAATGCACGGCTTCAGATCTACATTCAGAGACTGGGCGGCTGAGAATGGTGTTCCGGACATCGTTGCAGAAAAATGCCTGATGCATACAACAGGAAACGCCGTTGTCCAAGCATATCAACGTTCTGATCTGTTGGAACAACGGCGCGAGGTAATGCAGCAGTGGGCAGATACAGTCTTTAGCGAAGTTTCGTCGGCTGCTTAGACATCCAGTTGTCTATATCTTTAATATGCCACCGTGGACGCCCTGCAATATAGCGGGGCGTCGGAAATTTATAGAAGTCCGCATCCTTTCTCCAGCGGTCCACCGTCCGGGTCGTAATACCGAGGTAGGTCGCCAGCTCCATTTTGCTTAGCCAGGTCGCTGTCATTTTTCGTCCCCTATCGTTTGGTCGTACAAGGCCTTGTCGGTTTCTAAGACCGCAATGCGGTCGTCTATGCATAGTTCAAGAACCTGCCAGAAGTCTCCCTCGTAAATAGAGCCGTTCTCCCAGCGATTGATAGCGTCTTTTAAGATCCCGTTGGAGCGCTTGAAATACCACGACATATTCCGGAAAGACGCACGGTCTTCTTCCGGCATTTCAAGGGCGGCATCCGAGCGACGACGATTCAAATACCATTGAGCTTTTTTGAGATCGAGCAGTTCGCTAGCTCCTTCCTTGTGACCCGCACGGAAACAATACTTGATGGCATTACCTTCGCAGAACGGCAGGCGCTCGCAGAAGTCGATGGGTTCGAGCTTGATAGACTGCTCTTCGTAGTGGGACGGATGGTTAACTAAGTCGCTCATTTTGCTTTCTCCTCTTCCACACGTTTCAGTTGTCTTTCAATCTTGGTTTCCATGAGCTTGTCGATCTTGGCTCTGAGTTCCGGCTCACCTTCGAGCAGGTACTCGACCTGCCTTGCCATGAGAAGTACGTCGGCAAGTTCCTCAGCGTTTTGCTCACGTGCGATTTCAAACTGCTCGCGAACAACGGCCCTTGAAACAGGCGTACTACTTCCGTCGTCTAGGAGGCTGTAGTAATAAAACACTTTGGAGCTCGAAGCGGCGAACTCCGCACACTCCTCCGCTAACTTGATGGCCTGAACCTCAAGTCCATAAAAGTCCGCAATTTGTTTCTCTCTATCTTTCATTTTTATAGCCTCTAAAAAATTCTTCGACGTTCGGTGCGCCTAGTTCTTTCAGGCGCTTGAAGTTAAGGACATAGGCATACCCGTTGTGGCGGTTGGAACCTATGAGTTCTTGGTTAATAATCCCTTCAAGTTTCAGAGCCATAAGCGAGCGTCTCAGCGTCTCGTATGCAAGCCCCGACACTTCTTGCAGGCGGGTGAGCGTCACCCGTCCTCTGAGGTTGATGTTGTAGAGGAAGAAGTAGAGCAGAATCTTTGCCGAGTACGGCAGGCCCTTTCTTCTTAAGCACCACTCGGGCAGGGTCTCTTCAATCCGCTGTCTGCGTTTCTTGGATGTTGTCATAGCCGGGTCTCCTATAGGTTCTTTGGTTAAGGACGGCGCGGGCGGTCGGGGAAATCTCCTTGACGCCGCGGCTTCCGTCTCTGTTTCTTTGTTCGTCCACAATCTGAATGGCGGCAAGCAACTCTCGAACCGTCCTTTGCGGTGCCAGCTCCACGGCTTCCTTGAGCAATACCACGATCTCGGCGCAGACTTCTCGGATGATCTGAAGCTCGTCAGCCTTGGCGACATAGCCGTGGGTCTGTCCTGAGTTCTTGCGGCGCACGACTGCGGCCCATGCGTGAAGGGCCTTGTAGTGACGGTCTTTAAACTCTTTGACTTCCGCTTCTTGGCCTTTCCACTTGCGGTCAAACATCAGCATTCCGCCCCAATGCAAAAGGTCTTGGAGCTTGACGCACTGCTTCTCGTCAATGGCACCCTGCGGCAGAGCCACTTCAGCAGTCAGTCCCATACCGTTGATGATGTCTTTGATCTCGTCAATCGTTTCCCGCGGGTAAGAGCACCCGGAGTTGCGAATAGCTCTGGGCTTATACGGCTTACGCGGTTTTTTGTTCTTCGCCATTCTGCTGCTCCTTCTTTCTCCAATATCTTTCTTTACGTCTTGCGCTGAGTTCGAGCGCGTGCTTCTCCCGGTAACGCTTGCAAGCCGCTTTCTGGCGCTCGCGGTATTCCGGATCGTTCTGAAAACGTTCTTGCTTTTTGCGCCTGCGCTCCTCCCGGTGCCTTGCCTCATAGGCGCGATTGAGTTCTCGTCTACGTTCTTTACGCTCCGCTTCCTTTTCACCGTTGTCGCTCCGGGCGTATCCTTCCATGAGCGCATGATGATGCTCGATATGAATGGTGTAGTGCTCCATCCCGAGGCGCTCCTCAATCTCATACGGGCTCAGACCTTGAGAAGCGAACGTCCTAATCCTTTGATCGAGAAGGTTCATTTTTCTCTCCCTTATTCCGCAGGTAGTCCAGGAGCATGTCCTGTACTTCTCGCTTAGATCGTTTTTTAGCCAAGGCCACATAGTCGATCGTGTCCTTTGCCAGGATCTGATAGACCGTGACGACTCGCGGGTGGCCGGCCTGCATTTGGCGCATCGGGCCGATACGCTCAATCACCTGGAGGTACTCTTCCAAATTCCACCACTGGCTAAAGAACACGAGCTTGCTGGAGCCGTCCTGCAGACTCAGGCCGTGACCCGCGCTCGCAGGGTGCACCAGGAGCATGAGAATCTCTCCGTTGTTAAAAGCCTCGACTGTTTCCGGACGTTTATCGAAGGCGCGGGCTTTTGGGAATGCCTCAAGAATGCGGGCAAGGTCTGTCTTAAATTGGTAGGCCACAAGGAGCGGTTCGCCTGCAGCTTCCTCGACAATGGAGGCGAGCGCGTCGAGCTTGGCCGTATGCACCTCCTGCCAGTTATGGGTGTCGTCGGTGTAGATCGCACCGTTGGCGAGCTGGAGGCACTTCACCGTTTTAGCCGCGGCGTTAGCTGCTTCCACCGTGGTGGCATTGGCCAGCTCGACAAAGAGCTCCCGCTCCATGTCGTCATACAGCGCCTTTGCCTCGTCCGGCAATTCGACTTCGACGTTCACAAAATGCGGCTTGTCTAAATCGAAATAATCCTCAGCCTTAATCGACAAGCAGACATCCGAAATGGCATTCTGAATCTGCTCCTGGGCGTGCTCCAACGGCACCCACTGCACGGCGGCCGCAGTCGCGCCGACTCTCAGAGGTCTAAACCAACGCTCGTGAAACGCGGTGAAAGACTTCCCCAGGCGCTGGCCGTTGTCGATAAACCACAACTGGCCCCACAGATCATTGAGCCCGTTAGGAGAGGGCGTACCGGTGAGCGCAATAAACCGCCTGAAGAAGTTGGTGAACTTGGCCAGCGCCTTCGCTCGCTTAGAACCTTGTCTTGTCCGGAAACTTTTCAGCCTGGTGGACTCGTCGGCCACGACAACCGGGAAGGGCCACGTGTAGTTATGGCTCGTGAGATAGTTATCCAGCCACTGCAGATTGTCATAGTTAATGACATAGACATCGGCTTTGGTATGTAAGGCCTTGACGCGCTCCTTCGTGCTGCCGAGGATGGGCGACACTTTGAGGTGGCTGAAATCATTCCACTTCCGCACTTCACTCGGCCAGGCATTACGGGCTACCGCAAGCGGAGCGATTACAAGCGCCGGACCTTCACCATAAAGATCTTTTAGGATCTGGATAATCATGAGCGCGCTTGAAGTTTTGCCCATGCCCATCGGGACGAACAATCCGCAGCGCTTATTTTTCAAAGCGAATCGGATCATGAGTTCCTGGTAAGGCCAGGGCTTGAAATCTCTCGGCATAGTTACGGCTCCACAGATCGAGACAATGCAACAAGGTGGCTCACCAGGGACTCGGCCTGATCCTCGCCGCACACGACGTAGACCTGGCATCCGGCATTCTGCAACCGAGCATGCTCGCGGACCTGATGAGGCCTGAGCGCGCCGTTGTGCGCCTTCGCCTCAATCCAGGCATGCACGCCCGGGAGCATGACGAGCAGGTCGGGCGCTCCCCGGCAGTTCTCCCAGGAGCATTTACGAACCTCGCCGCCCGCCTCTTTGATGCGCTTTTTAATCAGCGCGACGACTTTGCCTTCGGGCGTCATTATCGGTTCTCCTCTTTTTTCTCCATGCGGCGGACGCGGGTCTGAAGCTGGAGGATCTGATAAGTGAGACTGTCGAGCTTATTCAGGAGGCCCGTCAGCGCGAGCGCTACCAAGGCGAAAACCGCAATTAAAACGATAATCAGGATGTCCATTTACTACTTCTCCTTAATCTTTCTTGTATCTAAGTGAAGTGAATCCCGCCGCCGCAAGCGGCAGGTCAGGTGCCCAACTGGGCGGAGTTGACATGAGCTTTTCAAGCTCGGTGTTGTCTTTAGAGAGGTCGGCCTCAGTGATAAATTCGTCATGCACTGAGAAGACGATTTCAAATCCTGCTTTCTCGATTGAATCCATGGCGCCGATCAAGATGTCTGCTGCCGCGGCCTGGGTTGCGTTTTCTACGATTTTTCCAGAGTAGGTCGGAATGCGCTCCCACTTCCGGGAATATTGGTTGATCCCCATGTAGGAGAAGGTGCCGGTGCCGACTCCGCCATCCTCCAGGCGGGCGCCGGGATAGCAGATAAATCGGCCGCTCGGCAGTTTCATGCGCAGCCAAGATCCGTTTTTACTGAACCAAACCTTGCCGGCTTTGGCGGGGACACCCTTGAGCGCGGAGACTGCGGCCTTGTCGACATCGGCCCAAAACTTTTGGATCGCCGGGTGCGCATCACGCCAGGCCAATTTGACCGCTTCGCAAGCGATAAATGTTTCGCGCTTTAAGCCGTGAGTGAGTTTCTTTTCCTTGTACCACTCATAAGACCCTTCGGCTTGTCCCCAGTAGGAGAAGGAAATATTTTCGCGGACATGTTTGGCAAGCTCATCCAGGTCAATCGAATATGCGGAGGCGAACGTGAGGAATGCACCGACGCCGCCCTGGTAACCGAGCGCAAGCTCCATGACCTTACCAATCTGTCTTTGGTGCTTGGTCACGTCTTCCGGACGAATGCCGAAGGTGCGGCCGTAGGTCGCCTTATAAAGATCAGGGCCGTGGCCCGCGTCGAAATCTCTGAACGCTTGAATTTTCCACGTCTCTCCGGCAAGCCAGGCGAGCATGCGGCCCTCGATGTTTGAGAGGTCAGCTACTACAAGGTGCTTTCCAGGAGTTGCCATAATGCAGGAGCGCAGGCACGAAGACATGAGCTCACCCGGCTCAGCCAGGTACTCGGCCCAGCCGCCCTTAATCGCTTCGATACCCGCGTCAATGACATACTGCGGAAGTGTCGGCCGCGGCAGGTTTTGCAATTGCATCAGCCGCCCGGCATAGCGGCCTGTACGGGTGGCACCTCTAAACTGGAGGCATCCGCGCATGCGGCCGTCCGCACTGGTCGAGGCAATGAGCTTTTTGTATTTGGCAGTGCTCGTCTTAGTGGACGCCAGGCGCACACGCAACAATTCCTTGACGACTTCCGGCAGATTCTCGTCGTTCAAACGACGCTCGATTGTGGACTTAGTGAGGTCCGGCAGGCTGACGCAATACTGCTGCAGGATGTGCGCCAGGAGCGCATCGCGCTGAGTTGCGGCCGCGACTTCTCCATTAGTGAGGTCTTGGGTGCGCTTGGCATTCTCTGCCCGGAGCTTGTCGGCCAAAGCGATAGCGGCACGGGCAAGATCGAGGTCCATCCGGACGCCTCTGTTATTAATGCGCTGATCGATCACGAATTGAGCGCGATCCCTCGGGCCCCAATTCCAGGACGGCAATTTTTTGTAGATCGCGCGCATGGCCTCGACGTCCAGGCGGCAGTAGTTCACAAAGCGGGCCCAATCCTCCGGATCCGTCGTGCGGTTGCGCACGTTGCCCTTACTGTCGGGCTTGCAGAATTTCAACACGAGGCGCCGGCCGTCCTTGTCTTTCGCCTTGTCAACGCCGAGACCGTAAATCTCAGACAGAGCGCCCAGCGATCCGGGCAGGCCGTGGGAATACGCTTTGACCATACAGTCATCTACACGCTCAAACGGGATGTCGACATGGAGGTTTTTGGCCTTGCGCAGGACGGGCACGTCGAAATTAGCTCCGTTATGCCAAACGAGATTGACGTCCGGAGCATTCATTTCTGCGGCGGCAAGCACGGCCTCCAGCTCAAACGGCATTCTCTCGCCGGTTGTAACGTCCCAAACCTTAGCCGGGCCGTCGTCAATCGCATAGCCGAACAGCAGAACTTCGCAGTCTTCTGCGTACTGGTGAGGGCCGTTCATAATGTCGCGGGTACTGAAAGTTTCTAAGTCTGCCCAGAGTGTTGTCATATTGAGTCTCCTTAATAGCCGTCCCTCGTGTGAAGGACGGGTGGTTAAAAAGGCTTTAGTGAGTTGGCCCCTGTTTGCTTATCAGGGCGGCTTGTAAGAGGTCCATTACGTTGGTCAAACTTTTGAGGTAAAGCTTTGAGGCAAAGGCACCGAATCCGGAAGTTTCAGAATCAAAATCCTTTTCAACTTCAAGATCTGTCTTAATTGCAGACATGACCGCATAGGCTTCTATCTCGGATAGTCCGAGCACAACGCCTTGTCCCTCCGTTTTAGTCTTTGCCATGGCTTACTCCCAGGGCTTCTTGTCGTCGTCGCTCGGTTCGTCGTCCTCAATCACCTCGAAGTCGCTAGCCTTAGCAGGACCGGAGCCGGAGCCGAAGGCGTCACCGTCTTTCGCAAACTGAATACCTATGAGCTTGCAGTTAATGCGGCGGCCGCCCTTGGGGTTGTCTTGTGCCCAAATTTCAATACGTGCATTGACATAGCAGCCGGAATAGATGAGGCCGTCCTCTTTTGTGATCGGTTCGCACTTCTTATTAAAGACAGAAGGCCGGGAAGGGTTGCGGGCGCTGACAAACATCATGCCGTCATAGCCGTCGTAATCCTTAGTACTGCCGTCGCGCAGACAAACGCGGTTTTCTCTCACCAGTTTGGCCAGGACGTCCTTGCCCTTGGCGCCCCATTTTTCAGTGGCCACGCGCATCATCTCGTCTTCGACTTTTTTGACTTCCGGAGAGCCTTTCGGCATGAGGATGGAGGCGGAGTAAACGGGGTCCGAGCCGTTGGAAGACGACGGAGTGAAGACGTGTTCAAAAGAGAGACGGCCATAAATATTGAATGCCATAGTTGTGCTCCTTATTAATTAGAGATAGGTGTGAAATCGGATGGGGTTGCGGTCGGAGACCATGCCGGGCGCTTGTCTGCTGCCGGGACGACGGTCGGAGTCGGTTCGCTTCTGGTGATGATGGTTTCGGCGCGCTTCCATTGACGCTCGCCGATTCGACCCGCCTTCATGAGTTTCTCCAAGGCGGTCGGAGTGATGACTTTGTACGTGTAGCGCTCGTCCTCTTTCAGCTTGAAGGACTTGAGCATGGCCTCGGCTTCTGCGTTGCTGGTCCACTGGCGGTTACCCGGGCGGCCGAGCACGAGCTTGAATCCTTCGACCTCAACGCCTTGCATCATTTGGTCATAGGCGGCCTCACGCACCGCGGCTATCCACGGCTCAAGAAGGTCGGCGAGTTGAAGATTCAAGGAGAGCTGCTCGGAGCTCAGGGCTTCTTCCGGGACAATCGGGATGTCCTGGCCGCGATCGAGCACCGGACGGAAGTCACATGCTTCTGCTGCCTTCTGCTGAAGAGCCGGGCACGCGGCCTTAGCTTTGCAGAATCGGCAGGCATCAGCAGACGGCTCCAGTGCGGCGAGCGGCAGAGGATCGGCGTGCAGATAGTTGATCGCAATAGACGCTCGCGCCCGGGCTTTGTTCACAAACTCATCCAGCTCGGCGGGCGTCAGCTTCCAGGAGCAAATATTGTTAATGCGCGGCTGGAAGATCGTGAGCTCAATGTCTTTGACCTCGTCGATCACATCGAACAAGGGCAAGGCGCCGGCGGCGTAAATCATGAGCTGGGTATTGTGCTCGGCGTCGACCTTCACGCCCTTACCGAATTTAAGGTCAATGATCTTGAGCGTGCCGTTGACCAATGCGGCGCAGTCGATTGTGCCCTTGGCATTAGCTTCACCGGTGACCTCTGAGACAGAAACCGGATACTCAATGCGGCGGACACCGCCCGCAGTTTCACGCTCAACGAAAAGGACATAGTCTTGGACGAAGGTCATGTTGTCTGAGCTCAAGGCCTCAGTCGGCTGAGGCTGATTCTGCGGATCAAGGAAGTGTGCGGCCCAAGCATGGGCGAGTGTGCCTTCCTCTGCATAAGAGGACGATTCGTCAGGGAAAAGGCGGGACAAAGATACGCTTCCCGGACAGGACATCCAGCGGTGTGCAGATGACGGGGATAAAAGAGCGTGGGCCATTACAGAACTCCTTCAGCTTGGAGAGCTTTAACCAGGGCATCGCAGAAAGCGGGCAGTTTTTCGTCCGGCAGTTCGGACTGGCGTCTGACGCCGAAAGAACGGAGAATCTCGGCACCCTTGGCTGGCGAATGCTCGAAGAGCTTTTGCAGTTTGGAGACCATGGCTTCACGAAGTTCGGTGTAGTTAATCGGTGCTGCCTTAGGCTCAGCTTTAGGCGCCGGAACAGGCGCGGTTGTTGGCTCGGCGGGTGCTGCCTTAGGTGCAGCTACCGGAGGAAGGTCAGCCGCGGCTACAGGTTCGTTAGAGGCAGCCTTCGGTTCGGGCGCCGGAGCGGCGGCCGCAACAGGAGCCTGCACGGGGTTCATGCTCATGGCCTGTTTAACAATCTCAGCCAGGTATTGCAGTGCTTTGGTGTTTTCTTGGATGGCAGTTTCTAAAGACATAAATATCTCCTTTAGTCTTAGATGGAAGGGCGATCGGGGAAGAAGTCCCCGGTTTCTAGGTTGGAAATGGCGTAGCCGATTGAATCGATCTGAGCACGAATCGCGTCGAGTTCTTTACGAGGAATAACGAGCTGGTCGTCCGGGCATTCGTCGTCTAGTTCATCGCTATCGACGAGCAGATCACCTTCGACAAGAATTTTTCCTTGAGATTCGAGAATTGCGCTGGAGACTTTTTCGAGGTCGGATGCAAAGTGCCCGAGCTTGTCGTCCAGCTTTAGCAAGCCTTCGATCGTGTCCTTATCGAGCTTTTTGAACGCTTCCTTCGCATCTTCGGTCTCTTCCTGGGCATAGGCCACGTCCTTTTGAGCGGCCTCCAGGCGGTAAACCAAGGAGCGGATGATCGGCGGCATATTGGCCAGGCCCTCGGAATGCAGCCAGGAGAGAAGCTCGTCATCAGTCAACTGATTGAAGTTGTAGGAGGCGAGGTTAAAAACTGAGTTCATAAGAGACCTCCGAGCAGTTCCGGAAGAATGAAGACGAGGTACACAAAACCCCAGAAGCCGAGGAAGGCGACGAGCGCGCCGACGGCAATTTCAAAGTCATTAAATTCGCGTCGCATGACGGCCTCACTTCGCAAGAGAGAAGAAAGAATTGAGCTCGGAGATTGCTGCCAGGACGTCCGGAGGGAGTCCGCCGGTGCGGCCGGCTAGATCGATAAGGCAGGTTTGGAGCTTGAGCCAGGCGTCAATAGGTGCGGAAGGTTCTGCCGCAGGAAGTTCACCGCTGCTCAGCCAATCGATGTATTTTTCTCGGGTTGATTTACGCGGGTGCGGGTATGAGCCATCCAGGAAACGGCCCAGAGTTGAGGGAGTTACGTCGAAGAATCGAGCAAGGGCGTTAGCGGTATATCGGCGCTCTACCATTGCTTTCTTTAGATCTTGGCGGAGTTGTTCGTCCGTTGAGAAGATGTAGGGACTTTCGCTTTTGGTATTCGGCATTTCGTTTGTCCTTTGAACTTAATCAATTCACAAACGAATTTAAAACTTTAGGAATATAAAATCAATGCCGATAGTTTAAATAATTCTAATAGGAATTTTAGAGGGAAAAGAAAAACCGCCCGAAGGCGGTCCTAAAATTGGTTTCGCTATAGTCTACGCAGCTTCATGTCCACAAGAACCATAGCGATCAAAATGCCAATGGTTACCGCGAAGGCAAGAAAGACATTTATGTGTAGTATCCAGGCGAGATAATAAAAGGCGCAAGGAACTTCGATCAACGCGCCAATAACTGGGACAAAAATGAAAAACACGCTTACACCAGCCAGAAGGACAGTAATTGCTATATCCCAGCCTGAGAATTTAAGAGAAAAAATGTCCATTAAAAACGCGGTAAAGAAACCAGCCATAAACACACAATAAACGGTGATAAGCCAGCCGAATTTCTCATGAAAAACTCTCCTCGCTAAGTTCAAAATGACCTCCTTTTAAAGTTCAACATACTTACCAACTGCCACGCCGGCGATCCTCATACTTTGGGTAAACAGTTGGAATTTAGGACCGGGCCAATCCGGATTAAGGGCCTTCAAGTAGTAATCCGAGCCGTCCCTTACGAGTTTCTTGAGTGTTGCTTCCGGATCTGCTGCGCCGTCGTCAACTGCTGCCACAATGCGGCCGGATTCTGCCGGAACCTCAGGGTCAATAAAGACAATGTCGCCTTCGTAAAACATCGGCTCCATAGATTCGCCACGGACTTTTAGCGCAAAGCCTGCGTTACTGATGCTCACTGGGCAGATGTACCATTTATCGAGGTCATCAAGAGAGGAAACTGGAGTAGGGAGTCCGGCTTGTACCCAACTGATTAAAGGAACGCGGCGAAATCCGGCTACAGGATCGGCATCTTTAGGAAGGTCAGGTGTGTAAATCAATTGCGCTACTGAAACATTTAAGACACGAGCTATCGCTTCAGTGGTATCGATACCTGGCTGTTTTGTCTTGCCCGTAAGTATCTTATTGATTGCCGACTGGGTAAGACCTGCGGACCTTGCTAATTCGTTTTGGGAGACGCCGTGTTTTTCCATCAGCGCTCTTAGGTTTTGAGCAAAAGTAGACATCGCACGATCCAAATAAAAATTCCAATGGGAATATTTTAACAGTCTTAAAGTTGTGTGCATATTCCGAAAAGAATTAGAATCTATTAACTAAAGTTGTAATTCTTGAGGTTTATATGGCCGCTTCATTACTCTCACCGGACGCCGCAGTTTTCAAACTTGAAAAAGCCGGACTCAAACAGCACCAAATCGCTGCTCTGCTCGGTATCGCCCAGGGCACAGTCAGCAAGATCAAATCAAAACGCTACACGGAAGTCAGCTACAAGATCGTCGACAAGCTCCGAGAACTTGTCGCTCAGCTTTGTACGGAAGAAACCAAAAAAGAGAAAGCCACAAGGAGTGAATAGATGTGCAAATTTTTAAAAATCAGAAACACCGTAATCAATACGGCCTATATCCAGCGGATTAATTACATTCCGGAGGATCAAATACTTTTCATTTACATGGACAGCGCCTCCAGTGCCTCAGAGATGGTCAAAAAGTACCGCGTGAGCAATGTCTGTGAGACCGACTGGCTTGTGTTCCTCTCGGTTTTAAATTCGGACAAAGAAGTCGCATCTTGGGAGATCGAATAAATGACCCACGAGGAAGCTATTACTTTCGACCAGGGCGCACAGACCCTCGTCGACAACGGCTATTTGCCGATACCGATCACGCCGGGAGAGAAATTCCCGGACCTTGAGAAAGGATGGACGTCCTACCGCTTCAAGTCAGAGGACGCTGAGATCCATGCCGGGTGCGGCATAGGCCTGCTCACGGGACAGGGCGAGCATAAGGTGATCGGCATTGACTGCGACATCACAGACTTCGGACTCCTGCAGCTCATTTACGACAAACTTTCGGAGATGTGCGGCGGCAGCTACAAGTTCTTGTCCCGTGTCGGCCGAAAGCCCCGGACATTGTTCTTAGTCCGGACGGATAAAAGTTTCTCCAAAGTCTCCTCACACAAATTCGTGGACGACCTCGGCCAGGAGCAGCAACTGGAGATCCTCGCCAACGGTCAGCAGTTTGTTGCCTTCGGCCGCCATAAGGTGACCGGTCTGCCGTACTCATGGGGCACCATTGACCGCACGCCGCTGGAGCGACCGGCTGAATCCCTGGCGGTTATCACAATGGAGCAGGCTCAATCCCTGATCGCCATTGTCAACGACTACGCCGTCAAGCACGACTGGAAGCTCAAGGAAAGAGGCGGCGCCGGGCGCTCGGTGTCAGCTAATGCAGGCCCGCTCACGGCCTTCGACGTCGAGTGCATGAAGTGCAGAAACATCCCGCTCTCGGAAGCCAGGAAGATCATCAGCCATATTGACGCAGACGCATACAAAGACTGGCTTGAAGTTGGTATGGCGCTGCACCTGGAGTACGACGGCTCGGACGAAGCATTCCGACTCTGGGACGAATGGAGCAGCAAGTCGGCAAATTATCCGGACAAAGGATCCAAGGCACTCGCGGAAAAATGGGCGTCATTTGTTGAAATCGGCAAATGCAAGGAAGAGCTGATCCGCATGCCGACCGTAATCGCCAAAGCTGAAGAGGCCAAAGCGAGCAGAGAAAAGCAGATGCGAATCGCGGCTAAAGCAGAGTTCACTGCCGCACTGGCTAAATGCGTCGACGAGTTTGACGTGGAGACCCTAGCAAGAAAAACCTCACTGTCCAATCGAGCAGACAGAGAGGTTTTCACGAATTACGCCTTAAAGCGCCTGAAAGAATTGGGCGCCGGATCAATCACAAAGACGAGTATACAGGGATGGTTTAAGAAAAGTACCTTTTCCGATTACGCACCCAATGAACTCGGCCTGGCCGAAAGGATGCGCGACACCTACAAGGGCGGATTGAAATGGGACTGCATCAACGGTCAGTGGTATACATGGAACGGAATCCGCTGGAAGAAAACGCCCAACGAGGCCATCATGGGCTACGCCAGGATGACGGTCGAATCCTTATTTGAAGAAGCCAAAGGCCTCGACAGCGAGAGCGCGGTTAAGCTCAAAGACTTCGCCTCCAAGTGCTGCAATCCCAAGACCTGGGAGAACATGCTCAAGGCTTTTAAGTCTTTCTCCGACGGAGACAACAGCGTACTTATCAGCCCGCACGAGCTCAACCAAAATCTGCGCTACTTCGGAGTGAACAACGGCGAGATCGACCTAAAGACCGGTGAATTTATTCCCGGGGATCCCGCGCACATGATTACGCTCCATTCCCCGGTCAACTACGACAAGGACGCGACTTGTCCTTATATCGACGACCGAATGCTGGAGATATGCAACGGTGATCCGGAGATCGTTGAGTTCTATTACGACATTTTCGGCGCCGGAATGACGGGGCGCCTGCGCAGGTCTTTCTTAATCATGTTCGGTTTAGGCCACAACGGTAAATCCGCACTGCTCAACCTGGCCATCAAGATGATGGGCAATGGTCAAGAGGGCTATCACGTCGGAGCCGACCAAAAGACTTTTATCGAGGGAAAAGGCGGCTCGGCCGGCGGCGCCAGAGAAGACATCACGCGACTTAAAGACAAGCGGCTGGTGACACTCGTGGAGACCTCCGACGGCAGCCGCCTCAATAGTTCTCTGGTTAAACAGTTGACCGGCGGCGACCCGATGACCGGACGTCAGACGTGGGCCAAGAGCTCAATCACTTTCACGCCGTGCTGTCTGCCGGTGCTCGTGTCCAACCATAAGCCGATCGTCGAGGACCAGAGCGAGGGCATGTGGGATCGACTGCTGCCGGTACGCCACTTAGGCAACTTCAATGCCGAGCGCGCTGATCCCTTATTTGACCAAAAATCTGAGGCCGAGCTCTCCGGTTTCCTGAACAAGTGCATTGCCGGCGCCCTCCGCTTTCAGCAGCGCGGCCTGCGGGTGCCGGAGGCCATACGCAAAGAGCAGAAAGCATACAGATCGGCCCAAGACCCGATGTCGGACTTTTTCTCAGAGCACTGCGTTATCGAGCCCGATGCGCGGTGGCCGCGATCTGAGGCTTACAACGCCTGGAAGCAGTATGCACGGGACTCTAGCGTCCCGCAGTATCAGGAACGAAAGAAATGGTTTTTTAACGCAATGGAGGAAAGAGGTTTTGAAACTATGAAATCTGACGGAATTATGTGTTTCAAAGGTATTCGTATAAAAGCAGTCGGTTTTGAGACTGTTGATTAAGGATTAGAGGGGTAATAGGGCAAAAAGGCAAAAATACTATCTATTTCTAAAACTTCTCTTATATACGCGTATAGGGAAGTTTAGGAAAAGAGCTTAAAAAATGCCTTTTTGCCCTGAATTTAAGGGTTTCTACTATGTTATTAGAGAAGGAATCAAAGGTTTTAGAAAAGTTAAAGGTCTTATCTGTCGCAGTCGACTATGCACTCAAGGCGGGGCGAGTTTGGGACAGCAATCTGTATCACGGAGGCATGTACAACTGCCCACCTATAAAGGATGTCCTCGATTTTATGGAGACATTCCACGCTCTAGACGCTTTCGTCTACGGCACATGCGCAGAGGACAACTTGTTCGGGTGCGATCCCGCAAATCACTGGACGATCCAGGTCGGCTACTCTGAATCGGCGCCCAAGGCATGGGAGGGAGACGACAAGAGCGGATACTGCGAGGCCTATGCAGTGGTGACGTACAACCGGAAAGGCGAGAGATGTGCACGCATTTTCGGAATCCCGGAGACGCTTGCAACGATGTACGCAAGACTGTTTTTTACAACGCGGTTAGACGGCACGCCTTTTGACGTCGGTTTCCATAGCTCAAACGGAATCGTGACCGAAGTTTGAGCTTTAGCGGTTTAGACGCTTCCGGCGGCGGCAACCCGCTGGAGGCATCCCGGGGAGATAAGAATGGCCGAAAAACAATCAACCTATCAACCTCATACGGTATTACCTCATGACGCCCAAAGATTACTCACTGAAGCCGCGAAAGCGGCACAAAAACTTCATGGACTCGGCCGCCAGCGGACCTTACAAGCGGCGATTGAAAGAGTTAAGAGAGAATATCCGCAGCACTTTAGGCCTTAGGGCCGGAGGCGTCGACTTTATCGGCCCGCTGGGAGCGTATGTCGGCGAAAGCCATCAGGCCGCGAGATATACAGATAATGAAGTCCTGCAGTGCATTGATTTACGCCTGGCAGGATTTTCGCTTAACGAGATATCGGCAAAGATGGAGATACCGAAGCGGACGGTGAGAGACTTTTTCGCTGGAAGAATAAGAGGGAAGCACCCTGTAAAGTTTGTTAAAGCAACGATCAATAAATAGGGCGGGAAGGCGTCAAAATCGACCGCAGGAGAGCGATCGGGAAAAAATTAATATGGATTTATCGTCCGACGAAATTTGAACGGCTGTAGGAGCGGAAATTCGGTTTTAGCAGTTTCGGAAATAGTGCGCATTATTGAGCGACAGCCTCCGATAATCAACTCATTGATTACGGAGGTTTTATTATGTCGAGCACCAAGTTTGGAACAATAGAACGCCTGACACCGAAACAGGCCGCATTTGTCTCCGAATACCTGAAAAACGGCGGCAATGCGACAGAAGCCTACAAAAAAGCGGGATATAACGTCGGTACGGATAATGCTGCGGCAGTGAATGCAGCTCGATTGCTCAGAACGCCTAAGATCACCCGCGCGATAAGCAAGCGGCAGGCCGAGCGCAACGAAAGAATGCAGTTAGAAGAGGACTTCGAGCTCAAAAAAGCGATTGATATCCTTGAAAAATGCTCTGAGCCGCAACAGGTTTACAACTTCGACGGCAAGCCGAAGAAAGACAAAGCGGGCCATGCTGTATTCATGTTTGACTCCAAGGGCGCGAACCAGGCGCTCACAACGATATGCCGATTAAGAGGTAAATTCAGAGACAAGCTGGAAGTCACTCAGGACGTTAGTGACCGTGCCAATCGCCTGGCGCAAATCCTGGCGGCAGTGGAAAAGGACGAGAAATAGCTACATAGCGGACGCATCCTCCGCCACGTCATCCATATAGATCAATGACTTATGAGCACTACCGCTATTTTGTCCACCAATTTGTCCACACGTCGGCAGTCGGATGAGACATCCCCGCCGACGGCCGGCACCTCCGGGCAAACGGGGTGTGATCGAGCCGCCCCAATCGATAACCCGCGATGGATTGAGGCGGGGTGACGTAACGGCGAAGGGTGTTCGAAATTCGGCGGTCGGAGGGGTGAAACCCCCAACTCAGCCCCGACGAGGGGCGTTATCATGGACCGATAGGCAATATCTGTAATTTGACCGCGCGAGGGGTGATTTTATTCGCCCGCTCCATTCCCATTCCCCATAACCGCATTTGTATTGACGGTGGTCTCATGGACAATGAAAAATTAGCAAATCAAAATTACGAACTGAACTTACAGAAGCTCGCAGTGCGGTTCAGTAACGATCCGCTCGCATTCGTGCGCCACGCATTCCCCTGGGGCGAGGGGATCCTAGAGAAATACGACGGGCCCGATACCTGGCAGGAGAAAATCCTAGGCGACATTAGGGACCGACTGCAAAACGGTGCGACCCGCTACCAGGCAATCCAAATTGCCGTGGCGTCCGGACACGGAATCGGAAAGACCGCTTTGGTCGCCTGGGTCATTCTCTGGGCGATATGCACCTATCCGGATACAAAAGGCGTTATCACTGCGGAAACGGGCCGTCAGCTTTTAACCAAGACGTGGTCCGAGCTCCATAAATGGCATTCTGTCTGCATTTTCAAGGACTGGTTCGAGGTCGCGGCCGAATCGATCTATTCTCTCCAAAAGGGCCATAAGTACACCTGGAGAATCGACGCTATCCCCTGGAACGAAAGTAATACCGACGCTTTCCAGGGCCTGCATAACCAAGGCAAAAGAATCCTCGTTTTATTCGACGAAGCGTCCGTGATCGCCGAGAAAATCTATGAGGTTACGAAAGGCGCGCTGACTGACCGCGATACGCAAATCATTTGGTGTATTTTCGGAAACCCGACGCGACCCGAGGGCGCCTTTTTCGACGCTTTTCACAAACAGCGCCACCGCTGGCTGCACTACAACATCGACTCCAGAACGGTCAAGATTACGAACAAGGAACTCTTGCAGCAGTACGTTGACGATTATGGCGAGGACTCCGACTTCGTGAAAGTTCGTGTGCGCGGTGTCTTCCCGTCGACATCTGCCAAACAGTTCATTACGCGAGAAGACGTGGACGCCGCAGTCAACCGCCCTGTAGGCGTTATGAATTACGCCGCCACCGTTGCCGTCTTAGGCGTGGACGTCGCACGAGAAGGCGACGACAGATCCGTGATTGCAACGAAAATCGGCCGCGACTGCACTATGCCCTTGAAGATTTTCCGCGGGCTCACGGGGCCCCAGCTCGGAGAGCAGGTCATCCTTTACGCACGCGAATTGCAGAAACTCGGCATCCCGAAGATTTACATCAATATCGACTACACCGGCGTGGGTGCCTCTCCTTACGACTACATGGTCGATAAGGTCCCGCATATCCACAAGGTGATCGCGGCCAACCGCTCCAGCAACACCGAGCGCTGGGCCAATAAGAGAGCGGAAATGTGGGATCGGATGAGAGACTTTATCCGCGACAACGGGTGTTTGCCCAATAGCCCGGAGCTTGCCGATGATCTTTGTATTCCGGAAAAACTCCTTGACCGCAAAGGACGCTTGCTCCTGGAGAGCAAGGAGTCAATGAAAAAACGCGGCATGAATTCTCCGGATACAGCCGACGCGCTCGCCTTGTGTTTTGCCGTACCGATCCAGGAGTATTTGGACGGCCCAGCCAATATGCCGCGGCTCACTGAGAGACGGAAACGTCAGATCCGAAACCCCTACAAGTCGCTGTAAAAGTGCGCATTGAATTTGTCCGGAGATCGACAATGCGCCCATGGAAAAAGTATTGACCTTTAGACCTGTCACGGTCGCGGAAGTTTTCGGCGCTCCGGACGCCGACATGCTGATCTCGGAATACATGGCCGAGTCAGGCAACCCCTTTTTGCCTCAAAAGCCGAACGTCGATTATTACCGCAAAGCCGAGGAGTCCGGCGCCTTCAAAGTGATCGGCGCCTTCAGCGGTGAGCGGCTTGTCGGTTTCGGCTCCTTCGTGCTGACCGTCATCCCGCATTACTCCACAGTGACGGCCTCCGTCGAATCGGTCTTCTTGTCTAAGGACTTTCGGCTCGGCGCGGCAGGGGTCCGCCTCATTAACGCTATAAGCCAAGCCGCTAAGGACTCCGGCGCCTCAGGGATCTATTGGGGATGCAGGAGCGGGTCACGCCTGGAGACTTTATTCGCCCGGGTCCCGAGGTTTACACGCATGAACACCGTTTTTTATGAGGCCCTGGCATGACTGAAATCGTAATCGCTGAAATACCGCCCAACACGTCCGGAGAACTGGAGGCTATGGCCGCAGGCGTCGAGGAAATGCGCTCGGCGCCCCAGGTCGAGATTAAGACCAAAAGCTTCATTCATGCCGGCATGTATTGCCGCACGTGCTTAGTCCCGAAGGGCATAGCGATCGCCGGCGCCTTAATCAAGATCCCGACGGTCATCATGGTCACCGGGGACTTCGCCATGACCTGCGGCGGCAGAACCGTCCGCTTAAAAGGCACACATATTTTCCGAGCCTCGGCAGGACGCAGACAGATTTTTGTCGCCTACGAGGACACCACTATTTCCATGTCCTTTGCTACCAAGGCTAAGACGCTCCAGGAGGCAGAGGCCGAATTTACTGACGAAACCGATCTTTTAATGTCACGGGGAGAATGAATATGAGCGGAGCAATTTCTGCCACTACAGCTGTAGCAATCAGTGCCGGCGTGGCCGCGGTAGGTACCGCCGCCTCCGTTATGGCGAGCAACAAGCAGGCCCGACAGCAGAAGGCCGCGGCCAAGGAAGCACAGCGCAATAACGAGATTACTCAGACGAAGGCCCGCGAGGATATGCGCCGCCAGAACGCTAAAGAGGCCGATGTCTCCAGCATTTATGAGCAGAACTTAGATCAGAACGCATCCGGAGGCTCGACGCTGCTGACAGGGCCCGAGGGCATCAATAACTCCGATCTGACCTTAGGCAAGGGCAACAAGCTCGGAGCCTAAAAGCGAGGCACCGATGGACAAGAAGGAATTACGTGCGCACATCCTGTCGCGCTGGCAAAAGCTCAAGACGGAGCGCGATCCCTTTATCTCACAGTGGAAAAGTATCGCCACGCATATCCGGCCGGCAACAGGCAAATTCCTGCTGCGCGGGCCGAAGAACGAGGCGCGCGAACGCTTCAATGAGATTTTCGACAATACGGCTACCGGCGCCAGCAACCTATTGTCCTCCGGATTGATGTCCGGACTTACGGACCCTAGCCAGCAGTGGTTTTATCTCACGACCGGCAGTCCCACACTGGATGAGTCTCCGGCCGTGAAGCAGTGGCTCGCGGATGTGTCCCAGGTCATCTACATGGGCCTATCGAGAACGAACGCCTATCAAAGCCTGCACCACTTTTGGCTTGAGGTCAGTCTCTACGGCACGGCCGCCATGATGATTCAGGAGGATGATGAGCGTGGCTTTTACTGCTACCCGTTCACAATCGGCGAGTATGCGATCGCCTGCAACCATAAGGGCATCCCGGATACTCTGTATCGCGAGCTGATGATGACGGTCGCGCAAATCGTTCAGCAGTATGGCTATGAGAATGTCCCGCGCGGCATTAAGGCGCTCTATGACCAACGGCAATACGACCAAGAGAAGGCCGTCATCCATGCCATTGAGCCGAGATACGATCGCGACATCACCAAGCAGGACAACAAGAACATGCCGTATCGTGCGGTTCACATGCTGGTCGACGCCGACAGTGACGAGCACTCGATTCTCCTGGAATCCGGGTATAACGAATTTCCGGCAATCGTGGGCCGCTGGGGAGCAATCTCGACCGATACCTATTCCTGCGAATCTCCGGGCATGACCGCGCTGGGTGACGTGCGCCAGCTCAAGCACGAGCAGATGCAAAAAGGCAACGCGATCGACTTGATCGTCGATCCCCCGAGACTTCTGCCGACGTCGGCCAAGGACGCCGAGCTTGACTTCGCCCCGGGCGGCTTAAGTTTCGTGGACATGCCGACCAACGGCAGTCAGTCGAATAACGCCACCACTGCGGTCGGAAACATCAACCCGATCACCGTGGACATCCAAGAAGTTCAAGGCAGAATCAAGGCGGCATTCTTTACCGACCTTTTCCTCATGCTCTCCAACCAGGCCGAGATCGCGCGCATGACCGCGACCGCGGTGGCGAGACTCCAGGAGGAAAAACTCATCATGCTCGGACCGATTTTGTCTCGGTTCAACAACGAGGTTCTGAATCCTTTTATCGGCCGCATTTTCTCGATCCTCTCCCGCGCCGGAGTTTTTCCGCCTCCGCCCCAGGAGCTCCAGGGCACTGAGTTAAACATTGAGTACACATCCATGCTTGCCCGATCTCAGAAAGAGGTCCAGGCCAACACCGACATGGAGGCCATTACGCAAGTCTGCCAGCTGGCGCAAGTTGACCCGTCGGTGCTTGACCGCATCAACTTGGATAACGCCATCAAGATCATTTTCGACAAGAAGGGTGTGAGCCCCTCGTTACTGCGCTCGGACGAAGAGGTGCAGCAGATCCAGCAGCAGAGAGCTCAGCAGCAACAGCAGATGGCGCAGCAGGAGCAAGCTCAGCAGGGCGTGGACGCCTTGAGCAAGTTGGGCAAGGTCCCCGCAGGCGGCGACACCATGGCGGGTCAGGCCGTCGAGGCGCTCCAGGCCGAGATGGGGCAGTAAAAAAGTGCGCATTGATTTTTATTGAAGGTTTTAAATGTCAGGAAAGATTCGCAATCCGTTTGACGAAGCGAAGCTCAAGGAAGAAAGACAAGAACGCGAAGCGCAGAAAGCGAGCTTTGACGAGGCTTTTAAAGAGTCTCTCATCCGCCTTCTGGGTACGCGGGACGGAAAGATTGTGTTTAACAAACTCTTTTCCGACTGCGCCTTGTTCTCCTCCTCTTTTGACACCAACGCTCTCGCGATGGCTAACAAAGAGGGAAAGAAAACTTTCGGCCTTGTCGTGCTGAGCTACGTCATGACCTATTGCCCGGAACAATACACCGAGATAAGGAAGATATCGGATGAGTACAGAAAATGACAGCGGCTCCCAAAACACCAGTCAGGAGACGTTAGTACCTCCTTCGCAGAATGAGCAACAGTCTTCTCCTTTGGACCAGGGGCAGTCTTCTCAGACCACCGCTCCGACTGAAAAGGAGGCCGGTACTGAGAAGACTGAAACTTCTCCGGCGCCCGAAACTAAGGCCGCTCAGACGGTAAGCAATCCGCTTGAGATTAAGCCTGAGGCAGACGACGCCAAGAAAGCCGAAGGTCAGGAAGGACAGAAGCAGGAAGCGAAAGAGGATGCGGCACCTGAAAGTTACGCCGACTTCAAAGCACCCGAAGGTGTAGAGCTCAATAGCGCAGTGGTCGACTCCTTTAAGGGTATCGCCAAAAAGCTCAATCTCTCGCAGGAGAAGGCCCAGGCCGTAATCGATGAGATCACGCCCGTGATGGTTTCCCAGCAGGTTGAGTTTATTAACAAGGTCAGCGGCCAGTGGCTGGAGAAGGCTAAGAAGGACCCCGAGATCGGCGGTTCCAACTATGACGCCTCCATCCAGCGTGCGATTAAGGTCAGAGACCGATTCGGCAAAGGCGCCGACGGCAACTATGACGCAGATATCGCAGAACTGTTCTCGCTGCCTGTTGGGTCGCACCCCGGCTTTATCAAATTCCTAGCAAGAGTCGGCGCGGCAATCAGCGAAGATACTCCGCCCAAAGGTCGAGTATCCGGAGCAATCACACCTCAAGATATTTACGGTTATTAATTTGGGAGACTAAAAATGGCAGACGTTTTCAGCGGCATGACGCCCGTCACAATGGCTGAATGGCAGTCGCTCGTTCCGGACAGCGACGTAGCAAAGAAAGTTTTCATTCAAACCGTCCGAGATTATCAGCCGTTCTTTGATCGTGCCACTATGGTGCGCGGCAACGACGGCCAGGGTATGAAAGGCACACTGGCGGATAAATATCCGGAAGGCCAGCTCGTCGGTATTAACGAAGGCTGGGATGCATCCACCCCGACAGGTCGTGCAGTACGTTATCCGTCCTGTATCGCACGCGACCGCTCCGTGATCGGTAAGCTCCAGCTTGAAAGAATGCCGGAGAAAGACCGAGCACCGTATCGCGCCCGCAAGGACCAAATGTTTATCCGCGGCTTAACCCGCGGTATGGTCAAACGTGTCTTCCAGGGCAATCCGGATAAAGATCCGAGAGACTGCTTAGGCCTGGCAAATATCGTTTTGCCGGACAAAGACAACGGCGCCTGGAAGAACTCCATCATTGACGCCGGCGGTACAGTGGCTGGCGGCTCGACGAGCACACTCACTTCGATCTATTTTGTTAACTGGCACCCGGAAGAAATGACTCTGTTCTTCCCGGAAAACGGCGGTGCAGCAGGTATTTCCGTCGAAGTTCAGAAATCTCCGATCTATGTTCCGGACGCTAACGGCAAAATGTTTCCGGCCTACGTAACCGAGTTCGGCTATGACCTTGGCGTATTTGCAGGCAATCCGGAAAACATTGTCCGTATCGCCAACGTCGATACCTCCAAGATCACTACCGCCAAGGGCGCAGCTGACCTCTTGAAGTTGTTCGTTGAAGCACGCCACCGCCTGCGCACCGACGACTTCTCTCATGTCGGTATCTACTGCACGGACCAGGTCGGCATGATCTATGACCTGCAGCTCCTGGAGAAGACGAAGTACACGCTGGAATACAAGACCTTCGGCAAACGTGAAGGCATGTTGTCCTTCGGCGGTATCCCGATCTACCAGTACGGCACGGACGTGCTGAACGCAAGCGAATCCGCGATCACAATTTCCTAATAGGAGGCGTTATGGTTTTCGACATTAAGATGATGCTCGCCGACAAGAAGGAGGCCAAAACCGCCTTCACGTCCAGTGGCCTTGACTTCGGCTCCACCCTGGTAGAGTCCGGTGTCAACGGTCACAAGATGGCGCTTTGTATCTCCGCCAGCGGCGTGGCCGGCACCAGCCTGGCCTTCAAGATTGAGGACTCGGCCGATAACTCTACTTTTGCCACTGTCGCAACATCTAAGGCATTCACGCCCACTGAGCTCAAGAATCTGATTGTGGTGGGACTCCCCTTCGAGCACAGACGCTACCTGCGTATCGTGACCGTCCCGACAAGCGTCACGGCAGGCACCGTCACGGCCTGGATCGGCAATGACTACAAGCTCGGCCAGGTCAAAGAAGGCGAGGGCTGGGAGTTCCGTACTGAGAAGACAACTGCGGCAGCCGGCGGTGACAGCTAATCAGCAGTAAACAACCGAAAATTTGTCGGAGGAGGCGGGCGTAAAACCCGCCTTTATTTATATGGCTAATCAAATCGAAATCTGCAATGCCGCACTGTCTCAGCTCGGTGCGGACTCAAACATTACGTCTATCGATCCTCCGGACGGCACGCAATACTCAGAGCAGTGTGCGGCCTACTACCCGATGGCACTGCGCTATCTGCTGGAGCAATTTAACTGGAGCTTTGCCCAAAGTCGCTACAAGCCGCCCCAGTACGTTGAGCTGGATCGAACTCTGTACCCGTGGCGTTACGGCTACTCTTTGCCGAGCGACTGCATGTGTGTTGTCGGTCTTTACTGCACCGGCGGCCAACCCTGGCAGACCACACTGCCGTACGAGATCGAGTATCGCGAAAGCGAAAACACGATGTTCCTGCTGACGGACGTCAAGGACGCCGTGATCGTCTACACCCGTTACTTGAACAACCCGCAGATGTTCCCGGGCTACTTCACCGAGGCCCTCGTCATGCGCCTGGCGGCATATCTCGCGGGTGCCCTGGTTAAGAATCAGAGCGCGGACAAGTATCTCAAATATGCCGAGGACGCCTTGAGCAAGGCCAAAACACGGGACGCAAAAAAGAGCGCCCACCAGCATCCGAAGTATTTAGCGGCACAGCTTAGAGCGAGGTTCGTGTAATGGCAGTCAGAATCTTTAGAAACTCTTTCGGCGGCGGCGAAATCTCTAATACCATGTACGCCCGAGTGGACGACGCCAAGAACCAAACGGGCCTCGCGAAGTGCAAGAATTTTATCGTTGAGCCCCAGGGTCCTGTCTTCAGGCGCCCGGGTTTCGAGTACGTGGCGCACGCGAAATACTCGGACAAAAAATGCCGCCTGATCCCGTTCTTGTTTTCGCTGGACCAGACGATGGTCTTAGAGGTGGGACACAAGTACATCCGCTTCCATACGCATAAGCAAACTTTGATGTCCGGCAATGCTCCGCATGAAATCACGACTCCGTATGAGGAGGCTGATCTTTTCGAGCTGAGTTTCGTCCAGAGTATCGACGTGATTACGATCGCGCATATCAATTACCCGACGAAAACTCTGAGGCGACACGGTGCGACCGACTGGCGATTGGAGAACGTGAACTTTAATACCACACTGTCAGCACCTACGGGCCTGGCCGTAACCCAGACAATCGGTCCGGACGTCGAGGATAAGAACAAAGGACTTTTTAAGAGAAAATACGGGGTTACGGCTTTGAACGCGGACGCCTCAGAGGAAAGCCCGCTGTCGGCTACCGTTGAAATTGACTGCAATCCTTTTGCAGACGGCGCCTACAACACACTCACCTGGAATGCCGTCCCGGGCGCTGCTATGTATCGTGTGTATCGCAACGTCGGCGGCGTCTACAGCTATATCGGCCAAACGTCCGAAACTTCGATTATCGATGACGCGATCTCTCCGGACTCAGGGATAACGCCGCCACGGTACGACTCGGAAATTACGTCCGGATATCCGGGAACAGTTTCCTACTTTGACCAGCGCAAGATTTTTGCCGGCACGCGTACCAAACCTCAATATATTTGGATGACGGCCGCAGGCAGTGAGAACTCCATGGCGTATCACTTACCTGTCCAGGCGACCGACCGAATCTCAGCCAGAATCTACGCCCGAGACGTTAACCGCATCCGCCACCTTGTCCCGCTGTCTCGCCTTATTCTGCTCACGGCCTCAGGGTGCTGGGTAGTGGGCACCACGGACACGGACGCCCTAACGCCGGACTCAATCAGCTTCAAGGCGCAGAACGCAGAAGGCGCAAGCTCGGTCAACCCTGTGGTTGTAAATTCGGCCTGCGTGTATGCCGCGGCCAGAGGCGGCCATCTTCGTGAAATGGGTTACTCATACGAGCGAGGCGGATTTATTTCCGGAGATTTATGTCTTCGTGCGCCGCACCTTTTCGACCATAAGACCGTGATCGATATTGCTTACTCCAAAGCACCGAATCCGATTATTTGGTCGGTCTCCAGCGACGGCGTATTGGTGGCCTTCACCTATATCCCGGAGCAGCAGATCGGAGCATTCTCCACAATCGAGACCCGCGGCAGTTTTGAGTCCGTGACTGTTGTCTCCGAGGGCTACGAGGACATCCCTTATGTCGTCACTTGCCGCAGGATCAACGGGCAGACCGTCCGATTTATCGAGCGTATGCACGAGGTGCAGTCGCCCTCAAGGGCCGAATCCTGTTACGTTGACTGCGCAGGTTTCTACCAGGGCAACCCGACTACGACGATCACCGGACTTTCCTGGCTGGAGGGAGAGACGGTATCGATCCTAGCCGACGGCTATGTCGTACCCGATCAGAAGGTCGTCAGCGGGAAAGTTGTGCTGGAGGATGAGGCTTCGACGGTTTACGTCGGCCTGCAATACGACTCCGACATGGTTACGCTCCCGATCCACCTTCAACTTAACGATATGTCCTACGGCACCTCTCACCGTAAAAATATTACGGAGGTTACGTTACGGCTTAACGAATCGTCCGGAGTGTCGGCAGGATCGAGTTTTGAGAAGCTCTATCACATGCAGCCGCGTGCGACCGAGCTTCCCGGATATCCTCCGAATCTGCGCTCCGGTATTTACGACCTGCAGATTAAGCCTAAATGGAGTGACGAGGGCCAGGTCTATATCAGGCAGTCTTTACCACTGCCGCTCCGGATAACCTCGATCACGACTACGGTAGAGATCAGCTAACCGACAATAGTGCGCATTAAAGCCTGAGGCGGCGTCAAGATAGGCGCACTATCGGAGGTTTTATGGACTTTAGTTTCAACACCGCTTCAATGATCGGCACGGGAATCTCTGCCGGTATTTCCGCTGTCGGTTCAATCTTCACAACCCGCTACAACAACGCTATCGCCAAGGCCCAGGCAAATATCGCCAAAGAGAATGCCAAGACGATGGAATTGCAGGCGCAGTACACCCTGTTTGCAGCAGAGACTAAGGTCCAGCACGAAACGATGCAGGCAGGCCAAGTCAAAGCCAGGCAGAAGGCTGCGCTCGCCGCCAACGGTGTTGCGATCGGCAGCGGTAGCGCGGCGCAGATTACAGCTTCCACCGACATCATCAAGACGATTAACAAGAATCGCGTTGAGACCGATGCTCATGCCGCTGCCTGGGGCTATCGCCAGCGGGCTACCGACTTCAAAAACCAGGCCTTGATGTTTAACGCCAAGAAACAAAGTGTGGGCCTGAACTTCATGTCCACGGCGCTCAACGGCTTGTCTCAGGTGGGCATGACCTACGCCTTTGGAAAACTTGCCGAGGGCAAAACAAAAGAGCCGGCAAAAGACACGCCGCTCAAGGTTGACGCCATCAGCGGAGCCGATCCCGGATTGAAGATCGACGCGATTTCCTCGGCTGACCCCGGCCTGCGCATTGACGGAATCTCCTCGGCCGATCCGGGAATCCGAGTTGATGCGGTATCTGCGGCCCAGCCGATTTTCACGCCGCTTTACAACTTCAATCCTCTCTCGATCAATAACAAAGTTTCGATCTTAGGCAGATAAATATGCAGGTACCCATTTATCAGAACAACACGCCGAATCCTCAGAGCGAACAAGCCTTTGCGCGTCCAGGAGAAAACGTCCAGCCGACTTTCGACTATGAGCGTGCAATGGAGCGAGCCACCCAGCCGCTAAAGCACGGTATCGGCTTAAGCGTCAAATTTGCCGAGAAGGCCGAGGCCCAGCAGGTCAAGGCGGAAGCCGACGAGGCGCTCAACGGCCTGGATCAAGAATTACGAGAGCTGCAATGGAATCCGGAGAGCGGCTACTACGCCATGAAGGGCAAGACCGCAGTGGAAGGGTATGACCCGACCCGCGAAGCCATGAATAAAGCATATCAGACGCGCCTGGATAAACTGCAAAACCCGCTGGCAAAGCAGGCTTTTACTTCTGTCGCGCTGGAGAAGATCAACTCTTACGATCAATCCATGCAGCGCTATCGCCTGAAAGAAAATGCCGCCTATAAGGCAGAAGTCTCGGACGCGCGCGCCAAGTCTTTGATCGACGACTTTGCCTTCTCCGGTTTCGGCCCTGACTCCGAGCGCACAATGGCGAGCCTCATGGATGAGGTGGACTACCAGGGCAAAATCGGCGGCAAGAGTCCGGAATGGATCGCAAGACAAAAGGACAACTACTCCGCCCTGGCGTATGCCTCAGCCTACCAACAGATGGCAGTCGAAGACCCGTATGGGGCGCTCAAGCACTTCCAGCAGGTCGGCTCCACGAAGATGAGCCCAGACGTGTCCCGCAAGACCTACGCCTTGTTGCGCGAGCGCGTATGGCCTCAGCTCCAAGAGACCGTGGACGCAATGGGCGGCCCTGAAGCGATCGGCCTGACGCAAGGCCCGGCGGCTCGCGCCGCGGGTAAAGTCGACGTCCGAGTCTCCGGCGCCCAGGCAGGCTTAGGCACGCCCCCCAGTGTTCCGGACAAGGTGTTGAATACGATCGGCTACAAGTTCTGCAACCCGCTCAACATTAAAGCTTTCGGCAATAACTGGAGCGGTATGGTGGGCCAGGACGCCAGAGGTCATGCCATTTTCGAGACTCCGCAGGACGGTATTTGCGCCGCGGCCAAGATCCTCAAGACTTACTCCTCCAAGTACGGCATCAACACCGTGGACGGCATTGTTGATCGCTTCTGCGCCGCGAGCGACGGCGTGACACGTGCATACATCAGCAATGTCTGCAAAGCCATGGGCGTCAATCCCGGAGAGGCGCTTGACGTCAAGGATCCTCAGGTGATGACCAAACTCATCAGCGCGATGATGCGCCAGGAGATCGGCGCGGTCGCCTACTCCCAAGAAACGATTACAGCCGGAGTCCATAAGGCGCTGGGAATCGATAAGAACGATTACTCCGACAAATTTAATACTCAACTCACTGAGGACGAAGAAAAGCAGTACCAAGCATGGGCAAAGAAGATCGGCCATGAGCGTGATGTTTACGACTATGACCTTAGAGGCGCATGGAAGGCGGGCGCGGCTCAAGCAGAAAACGGCCACTTCCCCGATACGTTTAAAAAGCCAAATCATCCGACTTTTAGTGTCGAGAGCAAGTACCACGACGGAAAGAATTATGTCGGAGGCCACTGGGTAGTAGAGAACGGGCAAAACATTTTTATCGGCCCTCATGGAGAACGCCGAGACGATAACGGGAAACTTCTGTCTCAGAAGGCGGAAGCTCCGCGTCTGACGTCTAAGGACGTGGCCTTTAATCCGAATGTCAAGACGGGCGATCCCGTGATCGACGCACTGCCGCTCCCAGACAAAATTAAACTCTTCCGCGCCTCCAGGCAAAGACGCGGCCAGCAGGCTCAGCAGGCCAAGGTCGAGTTAAAACGCTCCGTGGACAACGTCTTATCCCGCGCGATCAACACGGGCGACGTATCCGAGCTCCCGGATGTAGCAGACTTCATTAGCGTTTACGGTCAGGACGAGGGCGTCAGAATGCACGCCGAAGTGGAGAAACAGGCCCAGCTCAATGCCGCCATTCACTCCATGCCGGCAATGTCTGTAGGCGACATGGATGCAACGAGCCGAGCGCTCACGCCTCAGAAGGATGATCCCGAGTACGCCACGCGCATGGAGCAGAAGGCAACGTGGGATAAGGCAGCAGAGAAGGTCAAGACCGAGCGGGCCAAGGACCCGATGCGCTTTGCGATTGTGGGGATCCCGGAACTCGGCTTTAAACCGATCACGAACTGGAGCAATCAGACGCTCGCCATCCAAGAGCTCACCAACCGCATCAGCAGCTACAAGGACGTGGCCAAGCGATTCGGCACTGACGCGCATATCCTCACCAAAACCGAGGCCACAGGGTTATGCCAAGCCTTCGCCAATATGGACGAGGACCACCAGGCGGAGTACGCACAGAAACTCTCCGACGCGATCTTTGATCCGGTTACTGGCGACAGCGGAGCCCTGGCGGCATTAGCAACTGATATCGGTAAGAACCACCACCTTCTGTCTATTGCTTTGGGCGTGGCCTCCACGCCTCGCGGCCGAGAGAACAACGGTGCGCTCCGTCAAATCAAGGGCAATTACTACCGTAGAAACAAAGTCAATGACGCCAATAAGGACGAGCCGGAAATTCGTCAGAAGCTGGACGGTGTGCTGCCGATCCCGGCCGGAAGTCCGGAGTACGAGGATCTAATTTCCGCAGTTCTAAACGAGCACGCTTATGCGCTCCAGGCGGGCGGATCGAGCGACGTGGACACGGCGATTGAGAACGTTATCGGCCCGGTGGCAGAGCACAACGGCGCAAAGATCATTTTGCCCTCCCGCCTGTCGCAGGCGAGTAAGGACTTGATGACCTTTACCAAGCTCGGATCTTTTGAAGACGTTCTGCAGGTCTACAGCAAGGACTTCCTGAAGGGCGGCAAACGGCTCGTTTATCGGAACCAAGTGATATCGCCGGAGCAAACCGCCAGGCTCATTAACACCGCACCTCTTAAATGGGTCGGCGACGGTGTCTACTTTATCCGCGACGGCCTGCGCTACGTGACTGACGAAAAGGGCGAGCCCTTCCGCCTGGATCTTAACGACACAATTTCCCGGAGAATTAAATGAGCTGGATCAATCGTTTCGGACTGACCAATGAAGAAGCCAAGGTCATCAATCAGTACAGCGCTCCGGAGAAAGACGCCGAGGCCCTGACGCCTGGACTTTTCGAGGGCTCCTGGGGCGCGATCGGCCAATCTTTTGGAAAAGAATGGGAAGCCACCAAATCAGACATTAACGAGATGGCCGCCCTCAAGGTCGAGGATGATGACTACTACCTGGCGCAGCAGGAGGATCCCTTTGCGCCCGACCTCAATGTTAATAAGGATGCAGTAGTCAATCGCCTGAGGCAAGACGCAAAAGAGGCACGCCTCAAGATCAAGAACGATTACACGCCGAATCCCGAGACCACCGGCACGGCGGCCATGATCCTCTACGGTCTGGTCGGTCCTTTGGCCAAGGGTATCGGTTACTCCGTTCTCGCGGGCGGCAATCCGTTCGTCGGCGGTGCGCTATTCGGCGCCGACCTCGGACGTTATGAGAAAGATAAGCTCCAGGACAAGGGCGTGGATACAGAGACGGCCACGAAAGCGGGCTTGATTACAGGCGTGACAAACGCTGTCGGCATGGCGCTCCCCGCCTCCCTCGGCACAAGTTATTTGAAGTCTGCGACCTTCGGCGCCCTGGTCAATCCCGCAACTGACATCACTGAGCAGTCGGCGATTAAGTTCGTCCTGGATAACGCGGACTATTCGGTTATCTCCAAAGAGTACGATCCTTTCGATCCTGTAAGCCTAACAACATCCGCCCTCATGGGCGCAGGTTTCGGCCTTCTCGGCGCTAGAGGTGCCCGAGTTCGAGCTGCAAGAGAGGCGGCGGAAAAGGCCCAAGCAGAAGCCACGGCCGCCCCCGTGGAAGGACAGACAAGCCGCATGAATAAGAGTGTGCTTGAGTCCATCCAGAATCGCGACAGAAGCGGTAAAGAAAGCCGCTTGCAGATGCAGCAGATCGCTCAGGCTCCTGACTTCAATCGCCTGCGCAACGGCGCAACTTTGGGCGAGGGCACGCCCGTGATCGCGTATTTGCCGGAGAACTCTTCGGCTATTCTCGGTAAGACGGTCACAGTCTCGGACACCAACGGTGATCGCACCACGATGCGCTATGCCCTGATTGAGGCGAGCGATGTGATGACGTCTAACAGCGTTGACGGCAGTCTCAATGCCGACTTCACTAATCCGGAAGTGCAAGGCGCCCGAGCGATCGCAGGCAACGGACGTATCGCGGGCCTGCAGGAAGCCTATCGCAACGTCAAGGCTACGAAGTACAAAGAGGAATTGACCAAAGCCCTGAAGGAATTCGGCATCAGCCGCCGCGCGGTCAAGAAGATGCGCGAGCCGATCCTCGTGCGCGTGATGGACGATGCAGACGTCAAAGAAGGCGTCGGCGAATTGTCCAACCGTACCGGAACGCTGAAGCTCAATCCCGCCGAGCAGGCCGCCCAGGACGCGCGCAATGTGCGCCTGGAGGAGGTTGAGTTTACTAAGGACAACGGTATCGCTGTCCGCTCGATGGATGAGTTTGTACGGCGCACTCCGGATAAAGAAGGGCTCATTGACGCCGAAGGCAAGGTTATCTACGACAATGTCCGGCAGAGAATGAAGTCGGCGATCTTTGCCGCCGCGTATCCGGACAACCGACTGATTAACCGCTTTATCGCCGACGACCCGAAGGACAAGCAGGTGATGGACGTTCTCCAGGCCGCCGCACCCGAGGTCGTCAAACTCAGACGTCACGGCGGAGATTTTGACTTCTCAGGCGACCTCATGGAGGCGCTCGCTGACTACATGCAAACCAAACAAGAGGCCCGCAAGATTAACGGCGAAAAGGTCGAAGGCGAGATTACGGAATCTTTCTTTGAGGCCACGCCGGTGCAAGCCTGGTTTAGGGACATTCTTTTATCCAAGAATCCCGAAAGGCTCAAAGACGCCCTGGCCCGATTCAACGAGGTGGCCCAGCAGGAGAGCGGAGGCGAAGGCCTATTCGGTAAGGTCAGCCGCGACGAGGTTTTCAATCAGGTCAAGAGCGAGTTCGGCGCCCTGGATAGAGCAATCGATTCGATCACTCCGAGCGCGGTGGACGCCGCCATGGAGCTCCGTAACGCTGACGTGATCGAGGGCGATCAACCCTCAGGCATGAACGGCGATATCAACAAGTCAATCGCCGACGAGAAACTTGCCCGGGAACAGTTGGACGATGGCGAGCCGGTTAATGTCTCAGGCGAAGGCGTCGATCCGGAAACGCTGAGAACGCAGTTTGACTCCTTCAGAGATCGTGTGTTTAACCAGCTCCTGGGCGCCGGGTTTAAAGAAAAACTCGCGGCCTATTCCGCTGACCTCTACGACGCTTTCTACAGAACACTGGGAGAGCGGTTAGGCATGAGCGCCAACGAGCTGGAGAAACGCTACGCCCTCAAGGTTCGCAAAGGCGGAAAGGAAACAGCCGAGGGTTTCAGACAGCAGGCGAATATGCCTGATGGAGTTGAATCTCCGGAAGTTGTATTGAAGGACTGCATTCAGCAAGAACCAATTTTTACGCTAAGCGGTGACGAGTTTTCTTCCGGAAGCGGCAATCTCTACCAGGAGGTGGCGGACTTCTTCGCGGAGCGGTACGGTGGCAAAGTCGAAAACCCGATTCTAGGGGAAGTGAAGTTAAATAAGGCGGCCGTAAAATCTTCCGCTTCTCATGGATTGGGCCGTAATAAAGTTATGGCCTTCATGGCCGTCCCTGAAGTTATAAAGAGCGGAAAGATTTTCGACTACCAGAAAAACTGGAAAGAACGTCGATACGATACATGGGTGCTAGCCGCGCCAATTTTAATTAAGGGGAAGAAGTACGTTTGCGAAGTGATCGTCATTGATACGGGCGAACACAAGCGATTCTATTTACACGAGGTTACGCCGATTGAAGATGTCGTGACCACTATCCAAGACCCATACCCGGGGGTTGAGCAGTCACGACCTGCCGGGCCAGTTAGGTCTATTTTAATTCAGAGATACTTTGAAGACAAGGCGGCCGCGGCTAAAGAGGCAGAAGTTAAAGCCACGCAGACTCAAGGCGAAGTTTTGCTCCAGAGTAAGCTCAAATCCGAAGACGCCCGCGGCATGTACACGCCCGCTGAGAAGATGATTACTTTGTTCGGCACGGCAGACGAATCGACTTTCGTCCATGAGTCCGGACATTACTTTCTGGACGTTATGACGGACGTGGCAATGCGCTCCGACGCGCCCGAGCAGGTGAGGGCCGACATTCAGACCCTTATGGATTGGTTCGGCCTCAAGGACCTCGACGAATGGAACGGCTTATCGCTCGAAGAAAAGCGGCAATTCCACGAGCAGTTTGCCCGTGGCTTTGAGCAGTACCTCCGTGACGGTGTCGCACCGTCCTCCAGGCTGGAGGCGATCTTCAAGCAGTTCAAGGACTGGCTCGTGTCGATCTATAAATCTGCCGCAGACTTAGACGTCGAATTAACGCCTGAAGTCCGAGACGTCTACGCCCGAATGCTCGCAACTGACAAGGAAATCACGGCCAAGAGCGAAGCGGATTCTCCGAGCCTATTTGGAGAAGACTTCGGCCGGACGGTCACTCAAGTTGTCGATAACACCAATTTGCCGGACGAGACCAAAGCCGTGATTAAGGACGCCCTGGAGACTTTAGGCATTAAGACCGAGCAGGCGCCGGATCAAAGCAAGTTGGCAGGCGTTATGACGGATGACGAATTTGTCCAAAGTCGCTTTGATCTTGACATGGAGAAGTACGGAGATATGTCGATATTGGACGAGAACGGCAACGAGACCACACCGCGCGAGATGGTAGCCGGAGACCTGGCAGCGGCTGAGCAGTTGGAGAAGGACGCAAGCGGAATGTCCCGCGCCGCGCTTTGTATGTTTACCAATAACGCCTTCGATTAAGGATTAGAAAATGGCAAAAGGCTTAAAGAAAGAATGTTTGGACTCGGTTAGCCAAGTTATCGGCCGACAGCTCACCGCGAAAGAGGGCGAGGACATTGTCCTTAACATTAAAAGCAAGGTGCTCGATATCCGGAAAACTGAGCCCAACCTGACCAAGGACCAATATGTCGCCAAGGCCGCCGCGCTCGTGGCACAGGATATGCAGTACCGGGCCACCCGTATGAAGGTCAACGCACAGCGCCAGGTGATCGCGCTCGCCGCTATGCAGAACTACACCGCCGACATGCGGGCCAAGGGACTGAGTGCAAACTCGGCCGCCATGAGGTATTTGGATAAAGTCGACAAGCACGCGGTGGGCGTATCCAAAGAATACGCCTCGGAGTTGGTGGACACCCTCCGGGCCGCTTGCCCTAAGTTTTTCGGCATGATCGAAAACGATGACGCAGTCGCGGGGATCCTAGCGGAAATCTCCGGCGTCGACACCAAGAACGCAGACTATAAGAAAGCGGCGCAGGCCTGGATCCAATGTACGGAGAAAATGCGTGAGCGCTACAACCGTGCGGGCGGAGACATCAGATCCCGTGAAGATTGGATCATGCCGCAGACCCACAATCAGGGCAAGGTGCTCAACGCCGCCAGAATCCTGGCAGAAAAAACGCCGAAGAGTTTTGCAAGGCGAGCGGCCGCCGAGACCAAAGGAGTAGTGGATAGATTTAAAAAGCGTAATCCCGAAGCGAACCGTGACGCGTGGGTCGACTTCGTTTTCGAGCGACTGGATAAGACTCAGTACCTCGACGATAACTTACAGCAAATGAACGACGTGGAGATAAAGAACGTCCTCCGGGAAGCGTACATGTCCATCACCGGGAATGGCGACCAGCATCAGAATGCAGCTGACGCAAAGCCGAGCGGCAGGGGCAAAGCGAAGTCGGAACAGCGCCAGGAGCACCGCACGATTCACTTTAAGGACTACAAGGCCAGGATCGAATATAACCGCATGTTTGGGCAGAACCCGTCGATCTTCGGCACTATGCTGTCGCACGTCAGCGCGATGTCACGAGACATTACGCTCCTGGAGGAAATGGGACCGAGCCCTACGAGTACTTTCAACACGTTGAAACGCTCGACGGAAATCCTTAACAATCAATCCAACTATTTTCTGGGTTACAGTGTGCCGACAAACGACCTCATGCTCGATGCGATGTGGACAAACTTAAAGGGCAGTCGAGGCCTCAAGCACGAAACCTTTGCCGCTATCATGCAGGGCGTCCGTAACCTCCAGGTAGCGGGCAAACTCGGCGGTGCTTTTATTACGAGCATGTCTGATATTGCTACATACTTTCACATGTGTCATGTCAACCGCATGCCCTTTGCTCAGAGCGCGATGTTCTTAGTAAAGTCGCTCAACCCGGCCGATAAGAGGGATATTGCTTTTGCCGCCCAGGCGGGCGTAATCGGAGACGTTTTCAACTCTGCCGTTAATAGATTCGTCACGGACAATATGAGCCAGGGCGTGACTTCCAAATTGGCAGACGCAACCATGAGGGCCTCACTCCTGTCGCAATGGACAGACGGCATTAGAAGAGGCGCCGCGCTCACGGCCATGGCCTTCTACACGAATGCCCGGAAGTACGACTGGAATACATGCGACGGCTGGCTTAGAGAGCGCCTGGAAAACTTTGGCCTCGATGAGACGTTTTGGAAGGTCATTCAGAAGGCGCCGGCTGAGAAGTTCGGCGATGCTGAGTTTGTCACTAAGAACAGCATTCTTAATATCTCGGATGCGGACTTGGCCACGCTTGGAATCTCTCGCCACGCACTGGAGAAGTACGCCTCGGATTATTTGGCCTTTGTTTTCGATGACGCGCACATGGCCTCCCTTCAGCCTGATCTCTACACGCGAGCGGCCTCTAATTGGGGCTTAGCTCGCGGCACAATCCTGGGAGAGTTGTGGCAGAGCTTTTTCTTATTCAAGTCTTTCCCCACTGCGATGCTGACTCGTCATTTTCAGAGAGCTGGGGATCTTTACCGATATAAGAAGCGTAACGGTGCGAGGTACCCGAGAGCTTCGTGGATAGGCTATTACAGTACGCTGATTCTTGGTACAACCATGATCGCCGCGGTTTCCAATATGTTTAAAGACCTGCTCAACGGTCAGGACATCCAGGATCCCTTCACCACCGACAATATCGCCAGGGCGTTTACGTCCGGAGGCGGAGCCGGTTTTGCCGGAGATATTTTTGTTTCTTCTATGGGCGATTACAAGTACGGGCACCCGAATGTTTATAACGCTTTCGGGCCTGTAATTTCTTCCGCCCTGGACGCCGTGGAGATTTTCGACAAATACAAGGATGACCGCGATATTGGCGCCAACGTCCTGCGCTTTGCCAAGAGCAACATCCCGATGGTTAATCTTTGGTACACCAAACAGCTTCTTAATCACGCGGTATTTAACCAACTTCAGGAGATGATTAATCCCGGGTATCACAGACGTATGGAGCGCAAATCCATGAGGATGCGGGGGACGGGATACTGGTGGCAGCCGACGAGCGCAATGCCCGGACGACTCCCGCGTGTAGCCAAATCCAAGGACCGCTGGGAGATTATGAAATAGTGCGCATTGAACTTTTGGGGACTTTTATATTTTCTTCAAATCGAGGATAGATATATGGTTCCTGAAAGTAATCGCAAAGCGGGGCCGTTTACCGGCACGGGGCAGACGCAGTTTGATTTTGACTTCTACATGCTGAGCGCCGATGACGTTGTCGTCATTGTGGCTGACGCAGACGAAAACGAAACCGCGCTGAGTAAAGACGCCTACACTTGCACGCTCAACTCCGACCAGAATACGACACCGGGCGGGCGCGTGACTTTAAAGACTGCATTGGCCAGCGGGCATAAGCTCGCAATCTGCAGCGGGGTCCCGTATACCCAAAATCTGAATTTGACGATGTATGGGAGTTTTAGCCCAAAGTCAATCAATAAAGAAGAAGATCGTCGCGTCATTCAGCTTCAGCAGATTCTCGAACAGATGCGCCGTTGTCTTATCGTCCCGATTACGTCCGAGAAAACCCCTCAAGAGGTGATGACTAACCTCTTGGATGTGGCGGAAAAAGCGGCGGACTATGCACAGAGAGCCGAGACAATCTACAACGAAGTCGTCTCCACAGGCTTATACGTCTCATCTACATGGCAGGAAATCCAAGAGACTAAAGCTCAAATCGATATTCATAAAGCGGCTATTGACGCTGCCGTTGCTCGAGCGGAAGTTATTCTCGCCCGCAACGAGGTCATCGGAGCAGAGGTGGAGGCTTTAGTTCCGCATCTTCCTGATTTGCAAATCAATCGACAGCACATTGATGATATCCATCGTGTTGGTTCCGACCTAAGAGGGTTTGAGACAGAAACACTTGACCTTGGATCAATTACAGATACGGATATTGACGGCGAGACCAAAGTCGAAGACGGGTATATCAAGAAAGTTGCCGACCATATTGATGACTGTATTCACCCGGTTGGAGACAATATTGAAAAGGTTAAGGCTGTAAACGCAAACCTGGATGATGTAAAGACTGTAGCAGCGGACTTATCCTCTGCACCTAGCAACATTAAAAAAGTCGCACAAGCTACCGACGATATCACTGCGCTTAGCCCTAAGGTTGAGGCAATTCAAACTGTAGCTGAGAACTTAGAAGCGGTGGAAAGTGCGGCCTCCGTTGCAACAAACTTGGAATCTATCAAGCAGACGGTTCTTCAGTCCAATGCTGAAGCTGGCTTCTCTTTCCGATACATGGCCGAGGCTTCTTCCGGAATGACGATGTCCAAAGAAGCCATATCTCCATCTGTCAACATTAAGGTCGGAGACCACGTTGTAAATCGGATAGGGGATTACTTCGGGATTACGGCCGTTACTGAAACTACGGCAACTCTGTCGCCGAAACAAGGAAGTTTTAAAGGCGAAAAAGGTGATAAAGGAGACGGTATTCAACCCGATGCTGTGGTAGTGAATGCAGAAAGTCTCCCTGCTGAGGGAACTGTTGGTCAGCTTGTCTTAGCCGGAATGAACCTCTATACATGGGTTTCAGCAACCGATACAGAAGAAGCTCATTGGGAAAACTTGGGAGAACTAGTCGGGCCGAAGGGAGATACGGGACCGATTCCGGAAATTTCCGTCGAAGCTACATCGTTATCTGAAGGTGCATCAGCAACTGTTACTAAGACAGGCACAATCGAAGCTCCGGTCTTTACTTTCGGAATTCCTAAAGGGGATACGGGAAGTAAAGGAGAAACCGGAACAACACCTGAAATCTCTATCTCGATACAGATGTTGGATGCGAACTCAGAGCCTTCCGTTGAAAAAACCGGAACGGACGAAGCACCGAGTTTCCTTTTAAAAATCCCGCGAGGTTTAACTGGAGCGACAGGCACGATGCCTGACACCGTTGACTTGGGAGGGCTGAGCTAATGCCTCTGAAGATTATTCAGTTTCGCGGAGGAACGGTTGTAGAGCATGAGCTTTTTGTCGGCCATGATCGGGAGATCACTGTCAATACGACGAACAATCGAATCCGAGTCCACGATGGTACAACACCCGGCGGCCACGAGTTGGCAAAGGAGTCGGACGTTCCTACCAACACAAACCAGTTGGAAAACGACGTCTACCGATCAAGCGGAAACCTGACAAAACTTTCTCAGCTAACACCGGATGTCCAATATCTCAAGCAGGCCGAGTTAACCAAGCTCAGTCAGCTTCAAAACGACAAAGGTTATATCGCGGGACACTGTACTTACTGCACACACTGCGGCCACTGTACGCACTGCTCTTAAAGGTAAAACAAAATGGCAAAAGTAATCCAATGGAAGCATGGCTCAAGTGAAGATAGTGCAGTCTTCACCGGTGCTCTCAAGGAGATCACGATCGACGATGATCTCCACACCATTCGTCTTCATGATGGGGAGACGCCCGGAGGTGCCCTCTTGGCGCGCTTGGCCGAGGTACCGACAAAGTTATCTCAGCTGGTAGACGACTTAAGCGTTTGGCGCTCAGACGAGCTGACCAAACTATCTCAGCTTACAAACGACAAAGGCTTTTGGGCTTCTGGTGCTCTGACAAAAGTCAGTCAGCTGCAAAATGACAGCGGCTTTCTCACCGGGCATTGCACCTACTGCACGCACTGTACATATTGTCAACAGTGCTCCAACTGTCATAACTGTACGACCATAAACTGCACGACCATCAACTGTACGACGGTGAACTGCACGACGATTCAGTGCTCGGTTTATAGCTACTGCACCAAGTGCAACTGCGATTGCACAGACGACAGTTGCTTTGTCTCAGGAAAATTGGAGACAAGCAAGGGCCTAATAGATGTTCACAACATTCTGATCGGTGACGAAATCATTGATTGGTTGGGAAAGCCGGTTAAGGTAGTAGGCGTCAGCCATGGGCACTTAGGCTCTAGAAGAGCAATTCAAATGAAGGGTCGCGGAGAGAATCGGGTTACCGACGATCACCCGATGGTGATGTTCAGGACGAAACACAGAAGTTACAAGCTCTGCGCCTGCATTAACAGTAAGTTTGATCCGAACAAAATCATTCTTGCAGACAATGGAGTCAGAGGCAGGTACTCGGAGGAGCACGACTATTGTGGTTGGTTCATTCCATCGATTGCAATGCCTGCGGATACTCCGACAGTATGTCCGATCGCAGAAAGAGAAGCCATTGTCAAATTCGGGAATGGATATGTCCTTGTTCCCGGGAGACTTTCATGACGACCAGAACAATTTTGCTCCGTGGAGGGACAACGACTGAGCATGAGACCTTTGTCGGAGCCGAACGAGAAATTACAGTCGATACAACCAAAAAGACGCTTGTAGTTCACGATGGAACGACGGGACACCCGGTGGCTAGAAAAAGCGGCTTGCCGACAAAACTCTCTGATTTGACTGACGGTTTAGGACTGTGGAAGAAAAGCGTTTTGACTAAGGTCAGTCAGCTTACAGACGACGTCGGCTATTGGGCCAATCTGACAAAGGTGAGCCAGTTACAAAACGACCTCAACTGGAAGACGGGACATTGCACTTACTGCACGCATTGTACCTATTGCACCCAGTGCTCTAGATGCAACAACGTTCATTGCTACCAAGTGCAATGCACTCAAGTTCAGTGCGGTCAAGTTAAGTGCAACAAGTGCACGATCACAAGCAACTGCCGCGGGCCGAACTGTTCAAACCTAGATAAACCGATTTATACGAATTGTGCTGCCGGAAACTGCGACTGCGGGGATGACGGAATGTAGGTTCAGGAGATAAGACATGGGATATAAACGACACGTAGTAACAAGCACCTTACCTTACGATCATTTTTCTATCGCAATAGATGAAACTAGAGCGGCTTTTCGAGTACTGGACAAAAAAATCTTTTTTGAGGTACCGGAAGATACATCAGCTTCTCCGATTGAAGAGCTGACCACAACTCAGAAACTTGGTGAAAGAGGCTACACGGGAAAAGCGAATAGGTTTTATCAAATCAATGGTGAAGACTATTGCATTCTTGCGGAGATTATCATCGATAAAACAGTACCGGAATTCCAAAAACTTTGGGTTCCCGGAGCTCATTTTGTCACTTGGCTGAACAACAACCGACTTCATGCAATCATCAAGGGAGCATTGACCTACTTCGACTGTCGAAACACAGCAGAATACGTTCGGCATGAGGGCGGGATGTGGGCCTTTGATCTTTGGGTTAGAGACCCGAATGCGCCCCTGACAGAATGTGCCCGCTCTATTACGACTGCGGAAGACACGACTGTAATTACCAACCTTGAAGACCTGGGTGAAGTTTGGACAGCCGCCGACGTGATGACCGGGACCACCTCCAAGTGGCTGAATCTTGAGTACAGTCTTACTCCTTCTTCCGAGACGGTGGCGCCGGATGGCTGGGTCGATTTCACACTTACGCTTAAGGACGGAAAGACTCACGAAGTCGCAACAGACGTGACATGGGACGGCTACATCGTAGAGGCTGTTGATGGCTACGCACCTCATAAGCGCGTTGCGGTCACAAACGGAGTAGGACATTTCCGAGTCTGCGCCTTAGGGCTGCAGAACGGTGAAGCGATGCGAGTCAAGATTAACCATCGGTTTTACACCTCTAGGGCCGAGGCTACGGTTCAGGTGGTCTCTGATGATTAAGTACCTCAACCTCTTGATCGGGAGCGCCTGCAACATGAAGTGCGGGTACTGTCTCCAGACCAATGAGAAGTCGCCTGCAGATCACAAGGCCGACCCGGTTGAATTTGCACATAAATTGGCTGATTACCTTAAGGGCAGTCGCATAGAGCGGATCGCCTATTGGGGTGGAGAGCCGATGCTCTATTGGGACCGGATCAGGACTCTGCATGGTGTCCTCATCGATGAGGGTATCAGACCCGAACAGTCCACCATTACGACAAACGGACGCTCTCTGACTGACGATTACGTCGAGTACGCAAACGCCAACCCAGACATTTTTACCGTGGTCTCTTGGCACGATGGTAACTTTACCGACGAGCAGTTAAGCCGTATTTTTCGATTGAAAGAGTTTTCGATTTCATTGCTCATTCACCACTATCAAACAGATATGTGGGGTGCGAGAGACCTCTTTTACAGCTTGCAGGAAAAATACGGTCGCTATCCGAAAGTCGCAGTGCACTTCTTACGAGCCAATGACGGGTGCCGCAGTGACTACTACATGACACGAGAGGACGTGGACGCCTTCTGCAAGCACTTGGAAACTGTCATTGAGATGGCACGTATCGGTGACCCATGGGCCGCTTGGCAGTGTTCCCAGCTTCTCTACCATCGAAACAAAGTGAAGTCCCGTGTCGGGCCCATGTGCGTACGAGACGAACTGCTGAGCATTGACCTGCATGGGAACGTCTACGCCTGTCATCACAATTACGACGCATCCAACATTACCGGGAATATTTTCAAGAAGGTTATTCCGATTAAAGCCGTTCCTCAGCTTTCGCCGAGACGTTTCTACGACAGCATCGAATGTCAAAACTGCGAAGCTTTAGATGAGTGCAGAGGCGGCTGCTACACCTCCAACACTCACGACATTGATTGCTACTTCGCAAAGAAAAGATTTGCCCTTTACCACGCCATGGAGAAATTATTTCAATGAAGCTCGCTCTACACTGCAAAACCCACAAGGGTAAAAACGAAACTTGGGTCTATGACAATGTTCTAAATGAGGTCTACGATGGGGACGGAAAGCTCGTTGACCTGACTGAGGACGAGAGATTAAAAGCTTATGCCATGCTCAAGGAGCAGGAAGGAAAGCCCGGCTACTCTAACTCTAAAAGTAAAGACCTTTGGGACCTGCGCATCCAGCTGGGTCTAAAGTGCAATATGAGCTGTAAGTACTGCGCTCAAAGCGATAGAGAAAGTGAACGCTGGGTGTCTTCACCTAAAGACGTTCCCGCATTTATCGAAAAGCTCAGAGCTTCAGGAATAAAAGTTCACGGCGTCATCGAGCTTTGGGGCGGCGAGCCTTTTGTCTATTGGAAAACACTGCAAAAGCTAGTGCCGGAACTGCGAAAACTTTATCCGAAAGTTCGTTTTGCCATCATTACCAACGGCACGCTAATCGATGAAGAGAAAATCGCTTTTTGCGAAACCTATGGAATAAGTCTGACGTTCTCACACGATGGACAGGGGTACCGTCTGCGTGGAGTCGACCCGCTGGACGACCCGAAGATGGTAGACATGTGGCGCCTGGCATTTTCTAAACTGCCATGTTCAATCAACTGCGTCTTGTCTCCCGCTAATACGGATGTGGACGCCATTGCCGATTTCTTTAAAGTCAAACTCGGAGATATCCACTTGAACTTTGAAGGCATTATGACGCATGTCGGGGTTCAGGACTCTGAGCTCATGTTCACTGATGAGCAGATGCTCGCACTGCAGAAGAACATCTTTAAGGCTTTAACCCGGGAAGGCTGGGATAAGTTCCCCGCACTTACGGGAGAATGCGATCGTTTGCTGAAAGCCTTAGTCAAAAGAAAGAGACTCGACGAACGTGCGGTCAAATGCATGATGAATCAGGAAAATAATGCGGCAGTCAACCTCAAAGGAGACTTCCTTTCCTGCCACGATCATTGCACGGAAGAAGGCTGCGTGGGGAATATTCTGTCCCCAGAGAAGGTCGATCTTTCCAAACACTTCAAGCCTTGGAGCACAAGGGAAAAGTGCAGAAAATGTTTAGTCCTTCCAATGTGCAGAGGAGCGTGTCCGCAGATAGAAGGGCTGGCCAGAACTCTTACTTGCAAGAATGAATTCGCCTACCACTTTGCTGTATTTCAAGCGGTCTTTTGGCTCCTCTTCGGTCTAACGCTGGAGAGCTATGAGCCCATAGGGGATCCGGATGATTAAACATACAGACCTTATAAATACTCTCATTGCCTGCGTTGGCGGCCTCGGTTTAATTGCTGGGTTACTTCGATATGTCGACGACTGGAGAGAAAAACGCAAGGAGAAACCGATTGAGTTCTCTGCGCTTGAAGCAATCTGGGAGGCATTGTCCGGAGGCGTGACTGCTATCGGGGTTTTCTGGATCCTCGAAGGCTACGGCGTCAATGAGTTGGCCGCAGTCGGAATCTCTTTCATGGCTGCCTACCTTGGCGTCAGGATTATCGCTTATTACATTAAAAAATTTTTAGACAACAGACTGGGAGCTAAATCATGAGTGTCTTTTTAAATGAATGGGCGATACGCCTATGCAGGTCAACGGCTATTGCCATCGCAATCTGCTTCGGCTTCCTTCTAGGATGGTATTACTGCGAGCGCAACGTGATATTTGACGATATCAAACGAGGAATATGGGCTAACGAGCAGGCCATTCAGAACAATACAAAACACATTCACGAACTCTATAAGAAGCACGAGGAGGCGGAGCATAAATGAGAAAGCAAAATTTAATGCTATTCCCTCCGGAACTCGCAGCCGAGTTTGTGGCTGAGCAAGAGGGCTTCGAGGCTGAAGCCTATAAGTGTCCAACCGGGCATTGGACGATTGGATTCGGTCACGCTCAGAACGTCCACAAAGGAGATGTCATCACCAGGAGTGAGGCCTACGAGCTTTTAGACCGAGACCTTCAGCGCACCCAGGAGGAGCTTGCAACGCTTATCCATATCGACATCAACGAGAATCAGTTTATCGCCCTGATGTCGTTCGTCTACAACTTCGGTCTGACGAAGTGCAGGACTTACAGATTGTTCGGAATGATTAACCGAGGCGAGTGGGAGAACGTGCGCACCTGGTGGCCGAAGTATTGCAACCCGGACAATCCTGTTGTCACGAAAGGGCTGAGGGATCGGCGTATGAGAGAGCTGAATTTATTCTTCTCTTAAAAATTAAAACCGCCCAGTGTTGGAGCACTGAGCGGAATACAAAATATTTGAAAAGGATATTTTATGAGTGAAATTATATCAAACATCGTGTCGAAACTTGTTGAGCAGTTCTGCCCAATACTCATTGGAAAAGACGAAGTGACGGTAAGAATAAGGAATGTAATAGGCCTAATTTTTTGGATAGCGACAGCCACGGTTTCCATAACATTAGGCTTCATGGGGTTGCTTAACGTTTGGGTGCAGGTTCGTACCTGGACAAACGCGCCAATAATTCCGACATGGTGGCCCGGCGGCGGAGATAGTCTGTCGATTATCTTCTTTGAACTTCTGACAGTCTCTGTGGTTTTCGCGATCTTTTATATCTTAGACGTCTACCAGCCTGCGGGCATGGGAGACGCGGAACTTTACGAAAGAAGTGCGACACGATGGGGCAGGCTGCACAAGATTACTAAAGCTATGTCTATCGCCTCATTTTTAACGGCGGCAATCATTGCGGAGGTTGAATGGGATTTACTGCAAAAGCTATTGGATGCTTACTGCTGGTTGCGCTCTCTGCTGTAACCGGCTACCACTTCGGTCAAAACTCGGAGGAACTCAAAAATGCCCGTGCTCAAATATCAACGCTCGAGAGAACGATTGAGGAATTCAAAGCCAAGCACACGAGCGACGCAGTTGCTTTATCTGAGCTTAGGCTTGCTGAGTCTGCTTCTCGTGATGAGCTTGACCGGATGCGCAGCCAGCTCGCAGACATTGAGAGAATGTCCAAAACCAACACCGATAGGGAACGTAATAGATGTCTCCGCTTGGCAGTCAGATACAAAGAGGTTGTCGACCGAGCTGACAGAGCTATTAAATTCTGCGCAGAAAACCACAAGTAATAAATAGTCTTGCGGAGTTGGCATACCAACCTGATGCATTAGCAGATTGGTGGACATTTTGGTGGACATTTTAAAATATCCGTCTGAAAGGCCCTCTAATCCATGTGCTTTCACGGACTCCTTCTCCGCCATTTCTTTGTCTATAGATGTCTATAGAAATCTAAAAATCCTTTAAAATTCCATCTGTTAGCGGACAATTAAGGCCAATTTCATTTATCTGTTGTCTATAGTTGTCTACATACATCAGATCGGAAGAGCGTCGTGTAGGGAAAGAGT